GAGGGGGAGTGAGATGATGCGGATCTACTTCGTGTCGTTCCAGGTCTCGCTATTTAATGGGGCAATGGCTGCTGGGCATACAACGCTTAATGTCAGGGGGCGCATAAGCAAGCGCCTGAATGAGGTAGGAGAGTTCTGCGCGGATCAAGTCGGCCGGCCAACCCAAGGCAAGGTCGCAACGATCATCAATTACAAGATGGTCGGAGTGAAGGTATTTGGCTTTGAGTTGATGTGGGGGTGATATGAAAATCAAAACAATCGAACTGACCGGCGCGGCGCTGGATTGGGCGGTTGCAACCTCAACATACAAGACTGCACCAATAAAGTCCGCCTGCACTACGCGATTTCGCGTTCTTGACGACGATGGCGAGCATGTAGGGTCTATTTGGATTACCGAAAAAAGGACATTCACCAGTACATTCGCCCCATCTAGCGACTGGGTGCAGGGTGGCTCACTGATCGAAAACCACAAGATCAGAACCAACCCGTTCGGCGGCCACTGGCAGGCAGCGGTGAGCAAGGTGGTTAATTTCCGGGAGCTGGCATTTACCGCAGACGGCCCCACTCCGCTAATCGCAGCCATGCGGGCGCTGGTGGCATCCAGGCTGGGTGACGAAATCGAAGTGCCGGATGAATTAGCGCAGGCTGCGGCAGATGCAGAGGGGTAAGTGAGGACGATATGAGTAACTACACACAACCACACGTAGGGCCGGAGCAGCTTAAGGAGTTGACCGGCTATGACAGGCCCGGAGACCAGAAGCGATGGCTTGAGCGCCACGGCATCAAGTACGCAGTCCGCAAAGATGGCACTCTCAGCACTACCTGGGGACTCGTAGAAGCTGGTTTAATAGGCAGCGGTGTATCTATGGAGCCTGATTTCGGAGTGTTTGATGGTAAGGCCGCGTGAGAAAAGAACAGGTTTGCCTGAGTGTGTCTACAAGAAGCATGGCGCATTCTACTTCGTCAAAAACAACAAGTGGACGCGCCTAGGCAAGACCGAAGCGGAAATGTATAAAGCCCTGGCGAAGCTCAAAGGAGAGACGAAAGCGGAGCCAGGGATGAAAACCCTGTTTGATCGGTATGAAAAAGAGGTTCTGGCGAAGAAGCATAAAAAGACGAGAGATGTGCAAGAAGAGCAACTTGTGTTGCTTCGCCAAGTCTTTGAGAAGATGGAGCCCGGAGCGGTGCTGCCAAAGCATGTGGCGCAGTATCTGGACAAGCGAGGCGTAACCGCGCCGGTCTCGGCTAATCGGGAGATTGCCCTGCTCTCTCACATCTTCAAGAAAGCCATCCGCTGGGGCATCGCCTCAGTGAATCCCTGTACCGGCGTTGAGCGCAACGAAGAGAAACCGCGTGACCGCTACGTACAGGATTGGGAATTTGCAGCGGTGTATCAGAAGGCGCCCGAACATATCCAGATCCTGATGGATTTGGCCTATCTGACCGGCCAGCGGCAAGCTGACCTGCTCGGCATTCGCCTGTCAGACCTAACGGATGACGGGATACTATTCAAGCAGGCCAAGACCGGGATGAAGATTTGCGTTGAATGGTCGCCAGCCCTGGAAAAAGTGGTTGCCCGGGCCAAGGCGCAAAAGAAGGAGGTTCAGTCCCTGTATCTGGTAAGCAACAAGAAAGGCCAGAAATACACATCCAGCGGCATTCAGACCGCATGGCAGCGTCTGATGACTGACTGCATTGCCACGACAGACAAGGATGGGAATGAGATTGAGCCGGTGATCCGTGAGCGGTTTACGTTCTACGATCTCCGCGCCAAGGCTCGAAGCGATGGCGAAGACAAGCACCTATTGGGTCACGTTAACCCAGACGCAATGGCGAGAACGTACCAGCGGAAGGCGATCAAAGTGAAGCCGGTCAAGTAATGAGTTTTAGACAACTGTCTAATAGCGGAGCGGTTAGCCCAAAGATCCAGCCTCTAAGTGCTTGATTTTATGGTGCCGGAAACAGGAATCGAACCTGCGACCTACTGATTACGAATCAGTCCCACTCTACAAGCAGATCAAGCACTAACGGGCGAACTGTCTAATAAATCCAGAGATTTCGCCGCTGGTTTTACGCGGGTTGCACGGCTGGTTTTAGACGCCGAGAAGGCTGAGCTTGTGACGCCTGCCGGACAAAAATGCCATGGCAGGGGTAGCGGCCACCCATCAGGGACTTAACGGATAGCTCTGTTCCCAGTTCGCATGCAAGACGAGATGGGAGAAAAATGGAAAGTCCACATCAGAATAAGCCAAGCTGCTAAGGCCGTGGTGAAAACCAGTGCGGGGCTCGACAGTTACATAATCATTGCCGACGACATACCAAGGGTTTCGCTCGTTGAAGTCGTAAAATGTTATTGCGCCAACATCATACTCATCGGAGCAAAATATCTGATACGGCTTCACCAAGGGGCAGACCATATAATCCCCGGGAGGAAGAGAAATCGTCGCCGGCCCATAGCTTGGAAATACGTTTCCAGCTCCAACCACTGGCAATTGCCCTGCATGGTGCGCCGCGATTCTCATGTGAATACCGTCAGAGCTAAATGTCGGCCGGCCCTGATCATCATAAACGACCAGCCCCGCCATGCTATTAGGCGGCTCTTTCGGATAATCGTATATAAACACCTCACAAGGGCGACTGACAAAAATAGAGAACGTGGCGTTTTGCTCCCAAGATGGCGTATTGAACCAGGATCTGGCCCCTCGATAAAAATGGGCGTAGAACCTCTCTCCCTTCGCCAAAGGCCGGACAGCAATTAATGCGTCAGGACTAAAAATATCCTCAGTGCTCCACCAGTGGTTGGCCAGGTAATAGTCCGGCTGGATCGAATTTCCTGTATCACTCGTGATGATTCTGGTCGGCTGGAGTAGGAGACGCTTCAACACCTTCATGCCCCGGTGCTGCCCGCCAAACTGGAACTGACCATTATCACCGTAAACCTCAATGCCTACCGGCATCAGAACCTCCCGTAAACGATCGTCCGCACACCGTAATTGGTAGGCTGGCTGAAAGGCGGCTTCTCAAAAGCCCTCACACGGATAACCCCACCATCAACCCAGGCATACAACCCATAGTCGCTGCCACCCGGATGCTCACCCGCGATATAGCAGAAATCCGCACCGCCCTCGGGGACAAATGAGGTTTCCCACATCCCGCCCCAGCCTGAAGCCGGCACAGAAATGCTGAGCGAGTGCGTCCCCGTAATACGCGAGGTCCGCACCGTGCCGTCGAACTGGGGATTACCATCGGCATCCCAAACATAGATCCCGATAGCCACTACCAAATCCCCCACCGAACTCGCAGCTGATTGCCCTGGTATGTGCGGGCGCCCATATTGTCATACTCGGTTCTGATGTTGCCGGTCTCACCACGCACCATGAACTGCCCAGTTTTGAAGTTGATGCTGATCAGGGGACGACCCTCACTGTCCACGGCCTCCGATTCCAACGTCAGGCCCATGATCAGCCGCTGAATAACAGCCTCGTTAATCAGCGCCTCATTGATGAGCGTTTGCCCATTCTCAACGACAAACGGCGTAGTTACCGACCCGGAGTCCAAGTCTATGATCCCAAACCGCCCGGCGTGAAACAGCACTTGGGATTGCATCCCAGCGGGCGTATTCTCGATCCCCATGGCCATGCCAGCGGCATAGTATCGACCATCCTGGGTTACATCCAGTTTGATCGAGTACATGGCGGACACCCCATCCTCCAAGTCTGCCACCACCCGCTTGGTTTCCTCGACAGTAGCAACCAGGTCATCCCCGATCTGAGCCACTACGGTGTCAATCCGCTCGGCCAAGGCCTCGTCCGCCTTGACCCGGGCGTACTGCTCCGACCACACACCGGCCATAACCGTTGTGCTACCCGCCATCAGCTCGGTGTCACCTGCCAGGGGCGGGCTGATTTGGACAAGCATACCCTCGACACGCGTTGCCAGCGCCAACAACTCATCGTCGGCATCATCAGCCCGGGTCAGCAGGGTGTTCACTTCTAAGGCCAATGCCGCAACCGCCTCGCCGAGGGAGTCGTAATTACCGATCAAGTCCCAATAATCCGGATCCGTTGGCAAATTACCCTGAGTGATAACCCGAGCTCGATAGATCGAGCCATCGTAGCGAACGATGTTGCCCGGCTCGTACTGCTCATCCGGGTCATACTCAGGGGCGCCGGCAATATCCGCAATTTGGGCATTTAACGCATCGATTTGTGTGCTGAATTCGTCAAGCCGACCGATCAGCTGACCAGATAGCTCGGTCTCACTGATTTTCCCCGCGATATAGTCCAAGATTTCCGACGCATCTGTACTGGCCAGCCCCATAACCCAATCCGACCACGGCCCGATGTTGCCCGTCCGGTCGACCAGACGCGCCCGGAAAAACAGGCGAGCGCCGGCGGCCAGTCCCATTAGCGTGTGCTCGTTACCGGGATAGGGATAATCTCCTAAATGCTGGGCGCCATCCTCACTGGCGGCAGTGTTGTACTGGATTTCAGTGCGCTCAGTGTCAGCGGCCCCTGTAGCGGGGAAGCCCCACTTGATCCGAATGCCAAAAATCAGGCTTTCAGCATTGAGGAACGCAACCGCAGGAGGCGCGCCCTCTTTCCCGTTAAGAAGCACCTCTTGACTGTAGGCGGGGATCGAGGCCACCTGAATCGGGCTGATTGCCCGTACCCGCACCAGATAACGCCCGGCATAGATCCCAGGCACCTCAAACCCCAGCGACGACGTGCGCGGTACCGCAACCCACTGCCCATCGTCTTTTCGCCACTCCGCCTCATAGGCGATGGCGCCGGGCGCAGCTTCCCATTGCGCGCGCAGCGTTGTGATCGCGATGCCCTGGCTCACATGGGTATAACTGTCGATGGCCACACTGGTCGGCGGCGCCTGCACCCCAGGCGGAATGACAGAAATGGGACGGTCATCAAGCCGCGCACCGCTATCAATAGCCGCGTATTTACTCGGGTCGTGCTGAACGGCCGTAATCTCATAGATATGAGGCTCTGGCTGAGTGACGCCCATCACCCGGTACTGCTGGATCGCAAGATCGGCAGCATCAACAGACCAGGCCGATTGCGCCTGCAGCGGCTCACTGTATGCAGTGGTGACCGTTACAGTGCGCCCGCTGACGCTCTGCACCGTCCGGCCCTCGGCTTTGCCGCTGGGCAGGTTGACGACAAGACGGTCGCCGGGCTGCACCTGAGCATCCCGGTCCAGGGTGATCTGCCGACCAGAAGCTAGGCTGATACGCCCGCCCAAGGGGCGCCCTGCCAGCAGCTCATCAGCAACGCCGATAATCCGCCCCGGCAACGGGATTTGCCCATCCAGACCCACGCGGAACGACACAGACCGGTCCCGGCTGTTGGTCAGCAGCGCCCAGCGGCCGCGACGGTTCGCCTCGCTGCGCCGCACGCAGCCAATAGCGGTGATGTCCAGCTGATTCACGCCATAACGGCGGACCAGGGCATTGTCGGAGACCGCCTCAATCTCTGACTGATAGCCGTTGTCAGGTTCGTCATAGCTGACCATAGCAACGGAATAGCGGGATTTTTCGGGCGAGGAGGCATAGTCAAAGCGACCATCGATCACATTGGCGCGGGTGTAGATGTAATCCACGTCGCGCGGCATATCGGCAAGCGCGACCATCTGATTATTGGCCCAATAGCTCATGCCCCGGAAAATCGCGGCGAGATCCCGCAGCACCGTCCATGCTTCTGCTTTCGACTGAAAATAGACGTTACAGGTAAAGCGTGGCTCCTGACCGCCCTTTCCATCGGGTACCAACTGGTCACAGTACTGGGCAATGCGGTACAACTCCCACTTGTCGACCTGATCGGCCTTCAGCCGCCGCCCTAGACCAAACCGCTCTGACAGCACAATGTCATAGAAAACCCAAGCCGGGTTGTCGGTCCAGGCCCATTTAAATGTCCCATCCCAGATGCCGGTATAAGTGCGAGTCGCTGGATCATAGTTACTGGGCACACGGATCACCCGGCCACGGGTCTCTACTGAGATCTGGGGGATGCTCTGGAATTGGCTGGAATCAAATTCGATATACAGCAGCGCCGTATTGGGATAGCGCAACTTGGCATCGATTACCTCCGTGATGGCCTCAACACGCATTGTGTCTGCATAGCGGTTGCTGTTCTGATTGGGCGTAATGCGACGAGCGCGGATCTGCCAGCCGCCCGATGCAGGAGGCAAATCAATCCTGTGCGTGCGCTCATATTTCGTTGTGGTCTTGCCTGACAAGGTAAATTGAGCGACTTCCTGATAAGGCCCGCCATCGGTGGCCACATCAAATGCGTACTCAATAGTGTGCCCTACAACGTCGCCGTTGTCCTTCTGATACTGGAGCATCGGCCAGGACAGGCGCACACGGACAGCAGAGAGCTGCGTGTTGACCACCGAGCGCACCCAGGGAGAGTCCGAGCGCAACTCAAGCCCTACGGCCAGTTCGTTTTCTACGGCCGGCAGACCTGCAATATGAGTCTGGTGTTGTGTGCCGGGCCGGAACTCCCAACGCACACCGGGGAAGTTCGCAGAGCCGTCTTGCGCCAGCAGCGGAGTGCCATCCAGGTAAATATCACGTCCGGTGATGCCGCCGGCGAATTCTCCTTCCCCCAGGGCCAGCAAAATCTTGGCATAGGCAACAGACTGAATATTGTCTGGAGCTTCTTTTGGGACGCGGGGCTTTTCATCCCCGCCTTTGCGGCCATGGATTTTGAGTGCTGCTGTCATTACATCTGATCCTCAGCGTAGATACCGCCTGAGATAATCGCGCCGCCGATCCGGCGCTTGCCATATAACACACCCACGGGGTTGCCCTGGGCCACCGTATTAACCGGGCCGCCAAACGCGTATGATGGTTTGTTGTCTGGAGACTCTCTGGCCTTCAGGCCCTGCATTTGCGGGGATAGAATCTGGATCACGCCGCCCAGCATCATTGACGCGCCCGTCATGGCGGCAACGCCCCAGAGCCCTTTCGCCGCAAACGCGGCCCCTAGCCCTCCCGTCGCGAACGCGGCCACACCCACAAGAACAGCACCTAAAATGGTCTGAAACACACCACCGCGCTTGCTGCCGATGATCACCGGAGCAATACGAATCTCCTCCTGTCGCCCGGCCAGGAGCAGCTCGTCTTCCACGAGATTCCGCTTTCCGTAAAACACGGCGTAGGTCAGGCCGCGCTGCTTGCTGGTATTGAGGAACTGCTCAAAGCCGGGCAGCTGGACGCAAAGCGCTCGAATGGCTTCTGCAGGAGACGATACCGACAACCTGAAATACCGCCCAAATGTTGAGCCCAGCACGCCGTACAGGCGGACTGTGCGTAACTGTTCTTGCGCCATAACACCCTCAAACGTGACGAATTCTTGCTTTATGGGAAACCCGGACTACTCTCTCTTGTGTTGCATAGGAGGTAGCAATGAAGAAACTGACACTGGCCGCTGCAGCGGCAGCCATTTTCTCCCACTCTGCAATGGCAGAGGAAAACACTCTCAGCATTTACGCAAGTATCGCCGGTGGCATTACCTACGCTTCCGACTTTTGTGACGGGCTAGACAGCTGCGATGACACTGATTTTTCCCTGAAAGCGTATTTCGGCGTTCAGCCCCATCGCAATTTCGCCATGGAAGCGAGCTACGCCAATCTCGGGGAGCTGACCGGCACGGTCTATGGCGCCGGCGTGGCGGCCGAAGCGACCGCCTTTACGCTTCAGGCCAAGGCCATCCTGCCGATCGATGAGTCTGGAGATTTTTTCGTTAAAGGCGGGCTCGCATTTTGGGATATTGACCTCAGTGCTGTGGCCTATGGATTCAGCGCATCCGGAAGCTATACCGGCACGGATCCAGTTATCGGCATGGGCCTCAATTACAACGCCACAGACCACGTGGCCGTTCGTTTTGAATGGGATTTTTTCCCCAACTTTGGGGATGACGACACCGGCGAGACCAACCTGATGAACTACTCCCTCGGTCTCCAATACCGCTTTTAACCCTAAGCTAGCCCTCAGCCCGCCTTGCGCGGGCTTTTTTGTGCCTAACCACCGCCACCGTCCGCTCCAGCCAATAGCCGCCGTATACATCTGCACCACTCAGCCGCCCGTACAGATGATGGAGGATCTGCCCGTCGCCCAGGTAAATGGCGCCATGGTTGACGGTCTCGGATTGGAC